GCCTGAAAGAGCTAGGTCACAGCTGGAGGTGCAGTGCGTTGGCGGGGGATTGGTACAAGCGAAAGCCCGTACCCTTTGAATCTCAGCCAAGGAACACCGGTGGGAGTAAACTCAACCACGACGTGTTCCGCACATTCCTCGCTAGTACCATAGCAAGATCATTCCACATCAACGTGTCACCCCGGACTCTACACAACGCCGAGATGAAAGCATGTGAACGGTTCATGACGCCCAAGGATGGCAACAAAGTGCCCACCCCGGAGGAACTGCATAAGTTCCTCGACGAGGTCTTCCCGCGCCGACCGATCACGATGAGAGAGAAGGGAGAGGCAGCAATGCAACTAAACTCCGCCAGGTTGAGACCGTGGGCTGAGGTTGTCCGTGATGCTTTCCAAGGGGACTCCGCCGCCATTGCACAAATGCAAGGGGCCGAGGACGGGTTAAATGACCCGAAGAAACTGGAAAGCTATCGAACCGGCAAGCTCAACCCTCCCGCCAAACCGGGAGCACATGGGAGGATCTGGCCCGCACCCTCCTCGTCTGCGTGCTACGAAGCAACGCAGAAGAAGGGAGGAGTTGCCGCCGTTCTTCACGCCCGGACGCGACCACTAGTGGAAGACGTCCTCCAAAGGGCGAAGAAGATGGGGCTGGTGCCTGGCACTTACGACGATCCTATGTGCCCCAGCCACTGTGACTGGTTGATGTACCACCAGAGCATCCTTGACAGGACTGCATCAGGTGGTGATTTACCCGTTGTCACAGTGCGGGAAGAGGTCGAAGACTGGCTTCGCGAGGATTACTGCCAAATTGGGGGCCAATGGACAAAGGCACCACCAATGACTCCCGCACCCGTAGAGGAACTGGGAGCGAAGACGCGGATCGTGACAAAGCATCCGGCCGCGCTCAACCAGAAGGCCAGGGAGATGACGGGACGGTGGCTTACAAGGCTTCGCGGGTGCGCTCTTACCCGAGACGTGCTCGAGGGTAGCGAGATTTCCCTTAAAGCGAAGGACAATGTTAGTCCCGGCGATCTGAAGATTTTCAGCGCCGACCTTACAGCCGCAACCGACCACATCTCCCATGCACTCGCTCAGGCATTCGCTCACGCATGGTGCGAGCACTGGGGATGGGGGGATGACCACGAGTGGATCCCCCTCGTTTTTGGTCCCCAAACGCTCTACACCCGCGACAAGGAGTGTCTTGGACCGAGCAAAAGTGGAGTGCACATGGGCCTCGGACCCTCTTGGGTGATTCTCAATCTCATCAATGCTTTCTCCTCATGGCGTGCTGGTGCATCGAGGCATTCGTTCCGGATTTGCGGTGACGATCTCGTGGGGCTCTGGCCACAACACGTGATCGACGCATACAAAAGAAATATGCGGCTCATGGGACTAGTTATAAACGAGCCCAAGAGCTTCACCGAAAAGGGGTACGGCGTATTCTGCGAGAGAATAGTGGCCCGGACTGGGCCAAGAACGGCAGCGTCCAAAGACATCGGACACCTGTCGGACTTCGCGGCTATGAGAGCCACCGCGCTACTCTCTGCAGATCCCGTTTCCACCTGCGCGAATCTACTGTCGCACACCCGGAGCGCAAAGCGACTTATCGTCCGCCTCGTGCATCAAACATGCAGGAACATCCTTCCATCAGGACTCCCTCAGGGACCAATTCAAGCGGGAGGTCAAGGCCGGGGGTGCCCAACAGCTGCGCAACTATGGCAGCTAGCTGATAAGGGACCCGTCAAGAGCTACACCATGCCCAAACTCACCCGAGAGGCGAAGGAGCTCGTGGGAATGGCAACTAGGGTACCCGAGAAGGGTATACCCTCAATGCCACTCTCCGAGGCTCTCCTCAACCTCCGGGCGGCGGATGCTTACAGGTGTAAAGCTCTCAACTGCCTAGACCGAGGCGTACCGATCAAGGTAAGGAAGTGGAGGCACAAAGCCTTGCAGGTGGAGAAAAACTTCACCAAACTTTTCCACGTTAACCTACCTGACGGTGCGTCCCGCAAGAAACCGGGGAACCACTGGACGGCGGAGGCGGCGGTACTACGACCCAAACGCACCTCCCAAACTCATCCAGCTTATCAACCCGGGCCCGTCTCCTCCCTCCATTCCCCTCAACAACAAGGAGCTGACGCTCACCACCAGATGGCAGTATGGTGGAATCCCATGTCCTACACTGCTAACTTCGCGCAACGTGTAAGAGGGCCAAATCAGAAGGCCGTGCTCACATGGAATATACTTGTGTCGAGGCTTCAAAGTGAAGACCGAGGCAGGGAGCGACACGCGAGGACCCTTCGGGGTCTCCTCAAGCTGTATCGCATCCCACTGTCCTCTGCTGTCGCCTTTAAAGCATCCTCCAAGCGACTCCGAGACTTATACCGTCGCGCTTCAAGGGTCCTACTCCAACCGAAGTCGGAGCAGTTTGTGCCTACGCACAGTGTGGAAGCTGCTCTAGTACTCGTCTCCCCGGAGGCTTGGGGTGGGATAAGACGCCCCCCACTACGCACTCAAGTGCGCCAGTAAGGG